GGGCAGGGATAAAAGACTCTGCATTGACTACACATTTTATTTACTTCAATGTAACTGACATAGTTTATTTTTTTTGGGTCAGTTGGCTTATGTAATTCAACTATTGCGCGAAGGGCATCAGTCACTACAAATCCGTATCCTTCTGCATAGATTTTAAGATAATCTTCTTCTCGTTTTATCTTTGCCAGCAATTCATCGTGTGTCATCCGTTCACCGCATGGCATTTCTTACATTGCCAAGTACCAGCAGTTAGCACACCATCTTTGATGATTGCTGGAATGATGATGTCATGAGCCAGAGTCTCTTCATTGCAGAGCTGACAGTTAATAGATGTGTACATAGGCACATCCTGTAAGTCTGTCCATTCGCCGTCTTTATCTATGTTATAGATTTCGATATAACCCATGATTAGTACCTTGGCTTCTGAGGCTCAAACTTACCAGCGCTGTTGAGGTTGTACCACTTAGTAGGGCATCTATGAGCTGATGAGATGGCAGTATTACAGAAGTAGCCACCCCAAGCCTTGCCATTCTTATCACCCTCACGCCATTGCATATGTCCATGCTCGCATGATGGAGCCTCTACAGCTTCTGGTGTTCCCATAATCCCTGTAACGGTCTCTAAAGCCTTCTCTAGGGTCACAGGGGCATCTACCACCTTCACATAGTCATTGACTGGTGTAGTCCAGTAATCCTGCTCTACGGGCTCTACAGCCGTTGTAGTGACCTCTTTAACCTCTGGCTTAGACACGCGAGGCGTTACTACTTTCTGCATATCCTGTTTTGTCGGTTTTTTCTGAGTTTCTAATACAAGGCTTAAAGCTCGTCCAATAGCTGAGCTGCTCGTATCTTCAACATAGAATTTACGCATGCTCGCGTTATATGTAGAAGCCACACCGAGAGCGTAATCAACACCTGCAGGCAAAGTATCGCCAGCATTGCGGTAAATCTGTGCAGATATAAGGACATATTCCTTCTCAGCATTAAATTGAATGACATCCGTAACTATCCTTCCTTCGGGGAACAATTTTTGGAAACGCAGCACTCTGGATGCGACATCTTCATAATCTTCCAGATTAAACATATAGCTCGTCCTCTTCTGTCGCTAGTTGTGCTGCAAGTGCAAGATAGGCACAGGCATCGATATAGGAATCAATATGTCCTTTGGTTTCTTGTATGCGTGAGAGTTTGACCTCGACCATCGCAAGGCAAGCCTCGTAGTCTTGGATTGGGATCTCAAATAGATTGGATAACCGCCTAGCGATCCGATCTTGGTTGATTTTCGGATTACCGTAGATGGCACCTCGATCACCAATAACATCGGTGGCTGAGAGCAGGATTTCATTAGCGCGCATCTTGGGCTACTCGCTGGTAATTCTTGCCTACTACGACACCTTCGCGCTTGCCTTCATTAAAGCCCATGCTCCAACCTACAAAGTACCAAAGGACATTAGCAGCTAGCAAGAATATAATTAACGGCATTTCTATTGACATTTGCTCACCTATCTGTAGCAACGCCCTTGGTTGCTTACTGGATTAGTGTTGCATAGATAGCAGACTAATCAAGCATATTTAGATAACGAAATGATAACGATTTCAATGTACCTTAATCGTCATTTGGGTACATTTGGAGCCAAATTTAGACCTACTTTGTACCCTATCGAGCTCTACCGTAAGACTTCCCAGCAACTATGAAAGTGCCATCTTTCTCGATATTGATTAAATCAACCTGCACTTTAGATCCGTTGATGTACATAATGGCGAACGCCTGTTGCCAATTCGCCACCCCTCGCGTGTACGCGGCTTGCTTAAAGTCCATAAGGTTACCAACCTCGACACCATGCAGGACACGCCCTATACGACCCCCAGAAGCCTCTGAGAAGGCTGAACGCCCTGCTCTGTGAGTATGACCTGAGATGACATTCTTTCCATGCCTACGAGCCGCCTCAAGGGCTGATAAGCCCCCTTGTGGCTTGATTGGTGTGTGATCTCCATGGATTGCAATCCAGTTAGGTGCAATAGCCATTGGGTTCTTATGAAAGGTAATGCCTAACTCATCAAAGCGCATGAACTTCTCAAAGCGAAGCTCTGGCAAAGCACCAAAGGCAGGCACTTTAGCCATGATAATGTTGTAAAGGCGATCTGTGTGATTGCTACGGATGCAATCGGTAACGCCTAACTCCCACAATAGATCTACTGCCTCATTGCGGTCATCGTCTAGGGTCTGGGCATAACTGCCCATGCGCCCCTCTTCCCAGCGGCTAATCTGTGGCAAATCAATCTCATCGCCAATAGTTACTACTTGATCTGGCTTAAACTTCTTAATAAATGAGGCAAGGTTTCGAGTTGCCACCTTGTCATGGTATGGCACTTGCAGATCAGAAACTACAACTATTCGCTTAATAATCGTCCTCATCATCCTCGTAATCGCCAAACCGCTCTGGCTCAACGGGATCTGGCAAGATCCAACGAGGATAAGATGAAGGCTCAACCAGAATGGCTAACATTGTTGATTCATCAAAGCCCGCTTTACGAAGGCTTTTAGCATATTCAAACATACCAATACAATAGGCATCGAGTGCTGAATAGCCCTGATCCTCTAGTTGCTTTGTCGCTTTTCTTGCCATAGCAATTATTATCGCTCTAGAAGTATGTGGTAGATCTCATCGACACGCGTATGCAGGGCTTTAATTTCACTCAATAGATGAGCAATGATAAAAGCCGAAAGACCACCAATGCAGCCAATGGTTGCTAAATAGATCTGAAAGAAGTTGCCCTGATTCACTTCTTATCTACCTCGTCTATCGCCGCCTCTACTGCATCAACTACGATATTACCGATAGATTTCTTGGCGCGATATGCCTTAATAGCAGCGCGAATGGCAGGGATAGCCACTACTCCTGCTAGTCCAGCAAGGATCATTTCTAGATTACTCAACCGAGGCTCCTAACATAGGTATTTGAAAAAAAGCACCATCATTGTCAGCTTCTTTTTTAAAGCTAACATGTGCGTGGTGATTGTGCTTGTTCGCCCCTTTGTATGCTCGCCATTTCCAGTTAAGGATCGGCGAGGCAATTCTTCCTTCAAAAATGATGTAAGCAATTCTCTTTCTATCACGCTTTGCATAGAGTCGTAACTCATCCGCAAGATCTGGCATGATGTCTGGCTTGGTTGAGCCTGAGAGATCACGGTCAATGTCGATGGCACGAACCCAGCCTTGAGCATCTGGTATGTGATCAGACTTACCAGCACGCAAGTGCCTTGCATCGGCGCTCCAACCGTCACTTTTACGGTCACGGCTTGGGAAGTGATCATCTATCTGCTCCCTTAACTGAATGGCAGACTTTGAGAGTTTAGGCTTCATCCAAGTAACAGAGCCGCTTCATCGGCTGTAATGCCAAGCTTTGCAAGTAGATCAGCCTTAGCCGCTGCCTTAGCATCTGCCTCAGCCTGAGCCGCTAGGCGGTCTGCTTCTGCCTGTGCTGCCGCTGCTTCATTGGCTTTGATTTCATCGGCTGTCAATGGGCGTTCGATGACTTCGCCTGTTTCGCAGTTGATTTCGATTGCTGTTGTCATTGTTGCTCCTTATGAGTTCTTGATGCCGTATAGATAAAAAGATGAACCAGAGACATGGCTGCCCCCGCTGCCAGATGTAATTGTGATAGATGTAATTGCAGCACTACCACGCCATAAACCAGCGTAACCCATTATCCACGCATCGGTCGCGCTATTAGTTTCGGATGCATTGATGGACGAAACAGGCTTGTTAGAGGAATTTGTATAGTTGGGTATGTATAATTCAGCACTTCCAAAAGTGTTTGCAGTCATGGCGTTTGAGTTAGTAAATTGTGGATTTAGAGCTGATGTATTTAACTCATTACCTGAGCCAGCCGTGGTTGAAAAACCATAAACAAAAGTACCTGAGTGGATACTGCTTGTATTAGAATTAAAAATTATTGCACAGTTAAGGGTGTTTGCAGTACTTCTTAAACTAACCCTCAACACCAAATCTGTATAAGTGCTAGGGATAGCAGAAAAGGTCACGCTTGCTGCGCTGGATGTAAGGACATTGGATGAGATGAGGGTGTAGGTACTAGGCATTTTTTATCCCATACAGAGTCGCGGTTGTGCCAGTAGAAAAATTATTGGAACTTGGATACAGCAAAATTGTATTTATCGCAGAAGTGGAACTCCATAATCCCACCTGTCTTACCACATAACCAGAGCCATTATCATCTTCTTGTCCAGTTAATAACGCTGTTTTGTAGGTTGAGCCAGCGTAAGAGAAAACATCCATTGTGTATAAATGAGGAATAGTTGTGGACATTCCACCAGCAGATGCAAAATCTAATTGAGTAACACTTGTACTACGATAAGAAGCGGCGGATGAGCCTGTTCCTAAAATACGAGTATTAGAATAATTTGTTCCACTATCAGAATTAAATCTAATTCTTGGAGTAACAATGTCCCCCGCTGTTCCTACAAGCACCACTCTTAAATCAGTATAAGTTCCTGCAATACTAGAAAAGGTAATAGATGATGCTGCACTGCCTAAAGTAGTGGTAGCGATTGGCTCGTATGTTGCTGGCATTTACGCTCCCTTAATTCCGTATAGTGCTACTGTGCTGCCCACGGCTATTGCCAAACCTGATTGATCTATATTTGATTAATAGCGGCTGTATTCATCCAAAGACCAGAAAACAAACCAACTGCGTAGTTAGTATTTCCGTTAATATCTGTACCGCTAAAACATCTTACTGTTTTGTTTTTTGTAGTCGAGGCGTAATCGTGAATATCAACAATTGCTGCAGTATAAACGCCAGAGGTTTGTGAGCTTGTAGGTATTCTATAAAGTAGATTCATACTAGAAGCTGAAGTGAAGCCTGAAGCCGATGCTGATGAACCGTTACCTATTAATTGATGGTAAACATAAGAGGAAGTATTATTATTAAAAAATATACGGCTGTTGCTATCAAAAGTATCTGCAATATTTGAGCGCATTAATATACGCAATTGTAAATGCTGATAAGTGCTAGGGATACCAGTAAAACTGATAGATGTAGATGTGCTGGAAAGAGTTGTGGTAGCAATGGACTCGTAAGCCCCACCGCCACCACCTGCACCGCTCTCTAACAGAGCAACAATTGAATTAAGCAATTCCACCCACCACATACCATGTGTCTGTGCCAGTCTTGATGCAAGCTGCTGACTTGTATTGTGCAAGGGTTGGAGCTGCTGCTACAGCACCACCTGAAAGCACTGTAGTAGTGCCAGATGTCACTGCTGAGATTGTGACTGCACCTGCGCCCTTGTTTAGGACTGTCAGCACTGTGCCTACTGGATAGGCTACAGATGCATTAGTAGGAATCTTAAAGGCTACCGCTGTTGCCTTATTCATTGGGATAAGAGCTTGATACTGATCAGCAAGCACCGCTGTGTAGTCTGCTGTCTGATCTGAGCCAACAGTAAAGGCAGTCAATCCATTCATGTTATTTGCAGATAAAACCGCACCTGATGAAAATGGGAAACCGTTAGCCATAATTACTCCTTAATAACTTAAAACGCTAGTGTCTAGGATACCGTATAATGCCGAATCTAAGATGAAGCCATCAATGATCGGTTCTGCTGTGCCGTACTTTACTTTCCAACTGCTGGGGGTAATCTGATGAGCAACGCTAAAGATCTGCTCAGTCTTTGAAAGGGTTGTATTGTTAGGCTGGCTTGTGGTCACCGTCACAGGGCTAAAGAAATCCAGAGTAAGAGCTGCAATAGTTCCCGCTGTGTAGCCATCTTGTTGTAGATCAAGGGTAAGTTCATCTACTCGAACGGTGGTGTCCTTGCGTGAGCCGATAAATGCCTGTGCATAGTTAAGAGCCTCAGCATCAGTCTCCATGAGAAGCCCTGACTGGTTATAGCTGTGAGTGAAAAACTTATCGATTGAAGGCTGATCTATGGCAGTCTGAACGGTGCCGCCTAGGCGGGTAATGGTTGCCTTGTTGTAGATCTGAGTGTCATCAAATACCCATTTAACATCAAAGTAGTTAATGCCAGTTCCATCATCGGAGAACACTTTGGGAGTACCAGCAACAGAGCCTACTGTGACCGCTCTATCCTGAAAGGCTAAACGACCCTGTGCATCCATGTAGATCGCGCCATACTCAGTTGTTGCGACCGTCTGTAAGGCCGCCAGAGCCGTTCTCTGGGTCGCTGGGTCTGCCTGTACTGTAGTTAGACCTGTATCAATGTCTCGCAAGGCTGTAGGCCATGAGATGCTGTCTAGGATCTTGGTAATGCGTGAGCCTGTAGTCTCACCTGCAACCGCGCCAGCAACGCCAAAGAATTGTGCGTTCTGGAACAGGCGGAAACCATCTACAGCTGTGATAGTTGTGTAAACAATGTCACCTGTGAATTTAGGTGTTGTCGTGTTGTACCCAGTTATGTAGCCTGAAAAAATAGGGTAAGCCACGCCTAAATAAGTGGCTGTAATGCTGATCTTACGCATTGGATTGAGATAGTTGTAATAAGGGCTTGCTGGGTTCTGAGGATTAAAATAGCCGTTTTGATCTAAGATGCGGACTGTCGCTGTACCAGTATTAAACTGCTCAGCTGATAATTGCCGACCTCTATTAGTCGAGATTGAGTCAATGAGGTTTGATACATCGACCACGAGGCTTGTAGGGCTGTCAGAGAGTACATCTGCCCCATCAAGTAGGGATGAGTCTAAAGTAAATGGATAGCCGAAACTTGCCCCTGTTGAGAAGTCAATAGTTACATTCAGACTCGGACGGCTCATAATGCCCCAGCTGTAGTTAGATAATCCCCTTGCTTGTTCAAGCGAATAATCGTATCCTGAATGAGACCAGTCAATTCATCTGGGTTCGCAACGGTATTAGCCTGAATAGTAATGTTGTATTGATTGGCAGCCTGAGCGGCATAACGCGCACCGCTGACAGCACCTGATACACCTGCTCCACCTGCCAGGCCAGCCAGCAAGGATGATCGAGCAACATCCTCTAAATTAAATGTGCCGTTTGGCCCAAATGGAGTATTAGTCAGGCTTGGGACTAATTGAGAAACTGTCGCGTTTCCACCTGTTGTAGTTGTAGTAGCCGTTGTAGTTGGTGCCTTAGTTGATCCAGTAGAGGCAAGGTTAATCTTTGCCAACAACGCTAAGGCAGCTTCTAGGTTAGCGAGGTTAATCAAATCCTTTGGCATCAATGAGTTAAGAATAGACTTAATGTCTAATAGTTTTGCTTGTTGAGTTTGAAGTGCATTAAGGATCTTTAGATCAGCATTAAGTTTGGCTGTAGCCGCTTCAATGGCTTTTTGATCACCTGAAGCAATGGCATCTTCTAGGGCTAGAATGTCGCGCTTGACATTAAGGCGAGCTGTATCGTTAGCGATTGCCAAAACCTGAGATGCGTTAGTTGCCTTGCCTAATTGCTCAGCCTGATTAGTAAGAGCCGCTGCAATCTGGATCTTGTCCATGTCAAACAGATCTGTGCCTTTAGCGAGCGCAAGGTTAGCCTTGTCAATGGCATTTTGTAATTGCTTAGCCTTGAGTTGTGCAGCAGCTTCCTTAGTTAAAATCTTGCTTTGAGTGACAGTTTTCTTGGTAATTGCCAAAGCCTTAGCCTGAGCATCAAGCAAAGAATTGTAAAAAACACCCGTCTTAGTGCGCTCAATAAGATCGGCATTCCGATCGGCGGCAGTAGCCTTACGAAGATCGCGAAGTGACTCTAAGGGATTTCCAGATGCAAGTATGCCAATGTTACGGATGAGCCGCGAAACACCAATAGCAGCATCGCCAATTCCAGATGCAAAACTCTCAATTAGCCCTAATGTTTTAGGCAATCCACCAGAGCCGCCTAAAGTGCTAAGTGCTGTGATTAAATCTTTGCCGATTGATTCTGAGGCATTAGCAGATGCAACCTTTAGGCGATCAAGTGAACCAGCGTATGAGTCAGCTGCTTCCTGAGCCTGACCTGATGAAACCTTAGCAACCTGAGCCAAGATTTCTTCAAATGACATTGCTGCGATCTCAGCCTTGCTCAATCCAATGCCATACTTAATCAAGCCGCGAGTATTGCCTGCATAAGCCTTGGCAAGATCGTTAGAGACAGTTACAACATCGCTACCACTCATCGCGCTTAGGTCTAACGCTGTGCGAAGCAAATCCTGAGACTTGGCATAGTCTCCAGTAGTGGTAAGCAACTTCTGGTAGGCAGGACGAAGTAGATCATCAAGCACACCATACTGGCGTTCAAGGTCTGCAATAAAGGTTTTAACCGCTGGATCAGCAAAGGCTAAGCCCAAGTTATTGAGAGACTTGGTGAGTACTTTGGCAGCTTTGTCATCGGCTGCAAATGCCTTAACAGCATTTCTTGAATAATTAAATAAAGCACGACCACCAAGGGCTACACCCAAAGTGCCTGCTAATTTTTTAACATTTTTAGTTAAATTGAGAGTTGCGTTATCTGCCTGCTTAAAAGCCTTTTTGCCGACAAACTCGGCGGCAATGTCAATCTTTAGGTCAGTTGCCACGATTAAACTCCTGTCCTAAGATAAAACTTATCTCTAGATTTCTCTATTGCTTTTAATACGGCTGCTTGGGTCTTGCCCTGATCCTCAGCCCATGCACGAAAGATTGCACGACCTTTTAATTTATTAGATGCACGACCCGCGCCTGATCTGACATAGGCGTTCTTAATTTCACCGGTGCGATTCATGGCATCTACAAATTGTTGACCAGCATGGGGATTATTGCTCATCGATTGATTCTTATTGCCAGATCTAATCTTCTTGCCATAATTGGCATGCCATGGAGCCATAACAGTTTGAATGGGAGCCTGTGATCTGCCTTGTGGGTTTTTACGCCCAGCAGTCTCATAAATAGCACCAGCGGCTGAAGCATTAACAATGCGAGCTAAGGATCTGAAACCTTGTTTATTTGGCTTTGATGGTGTTGTCTTAAAGCCAATTCCACGCTTTGCGATAGAAGTATTGAAAGCTGGAAATGATCCATTGCCTTTGCCCCATCCGCTTAAAGGTGAAGTTGAAGGGATAAAGCCGCGAGCTTTAGTAGTGATAGGGCGAAGAACCCCAGCCAATTCTTTTTGTGTTTCCTTGGCAAGATCTGGAGTGAAAGTCTTTAATGCTTTTCGAAGATTAACGGCGCCCTTTACTTCTGTTGGCATCTTTAATCTCCTTTGCTTCATCTTGTAATCCTTGTACTAATGCCTGAAGCATTAAAGGATCTAGTGCTAGTAACTCTGTCGGCGAGATCCCCAATCTAATACTTAACCTAGCTATTAGATAAGTGAATGGCTGATCCCGCTTTAAGACAAAGGGTCTGAGTCCAATACCTCAACACTTTTAAGTGTTTCGATAAACTCTAGACCGAAAGGCTTGACCGTTTCACACCTGCGTGTTATTTCCCATGCTAACCAATAGACATCGCTCTGCTTTTCTTCATCGCGAAACGCCTTATGGAAGCCCTTTTTAGCGTACTGCTCAAATGCGTATTCCACCGCTGGAGTGATTTCGCCTTCTAGTACGCTTCCATCTGTACGAACGATCTTTAGTTTTGCCATGGTTTGCCCCTTTGTTTAATTGTTTAGAATGAACCTGTAGTCGCTACTGCAACTGTTGAGTTAGCAGTAAAGGTAATCGACATGCTTCCAATATCGCCTGTTGCACCGTTGATATCGGTAGTGTTGTTAATCAATAGAGATACAGTATAGAGAGGATTGGTTGCTGAAACTGCTGTTCCCTTTGTCTGTAGGAATACTGCTGTAACAGTTGTTCCCCATGCAGCCTGTAGTGTTGCTAGAACACTCGCTGATGCTGTGTCGTTTAGGAAGTCAATAGTTATAGTAGATGATTCCAAGCCTTTAACGAACTTGTGTGCTGTGTCACCCATTGCGGTAACTTCTAGTTCATCAAATACGCGGTTGATTGTTACTGCTGTTACATGGTCTGAAAGATCGACAGAGTTAATCTTCACACCTACATTGTTATTTAGAAATACAGCCATGAGATTATTCCTCGTCCTTCTTAGTAGTTGCTGGCTTTGCTGGGATGATAACCTGCCCGATTTTCTTCAGGAAGTCATCGTTTTCTTTTTCCCAATCGGACATATTAACTCCAACTCGTTAGGATTGATACTGACATCTCACAGCTGAGCAGATCACCGCTTGCAGCGTTGAGAACACTAGGTGCGCTTATCGCACTTACATTATAGGTTAAATTGCTGGCATTTAGTTTAGTAAACACGCCAACTACTGTATCTTCAATGCCGTTGAGGTTTCCCTCATTGTCAAATAGAGGCACAGTCATAATGATTTTGAAATTAGCCAAAGGGCTAATAGAAATCTGAGAGTTATTATTAGGTGTCAGATAAGGATCATCTGGAGACACAATAACTGAGTTAGCCAATACGGTGGCTGGAGGAAAGGCAAAGGTCTGCCATTTAGCATTATCGACCAAAGCCGTTGCTAAAGTGGTACGAAGTGTAGTGATAGCAACTGTCATTAGCCCACCATAGACCGAGGGTCTAGAGCATGCACGATCAAACCTCGCACCTTAGCGAGGAGCTGTGCGCTCATTCGATAAGGGGAAGGCTGGAAGTCTGCAAGGTTGCTGCCCGAAAGGGTGGCAGTACGCGCTTGCCAGATTTCAACAGCGATCATCAAAGCTGCATTTTGTACCGCTGGATCTACTGTCCAGTCTGTGTAAGTATCGGCTGTAACAGTTGCATAAGGGTTAATTGGGTGAAATGGTTTGTCAGATGGATGATCTGGAAGTGTAAAGTTAATGGTCTTTTGACCTACACCTGTAATGGTTTTAGATCCATTGTAAAGCGCACCCGCGCCAGTAATTACAACTGTCTGACCAACATAAAAAGTCTTTGTTGCATCTTCATCAAAATATAAAGTGGCTTCAGTACCGACATTGCTGTGACCTGTAGCAAAAGTTGTGTTAGCCCATAGCATAGGAGTAAGGACGGTATCTGCCGCATCGCATACTTCCTGCAAAGTTGCATCGGGATACAAAGTACCGACTCCGAGAGTGCTACGGAGTTCTGCGACTGTTGTTAAAGACATCCCGATCCTTTCTAAAGACCCTCAGGGGTAGAGGGCTACTACCCCTGAGAGCGACTTAGTAACCTATTACGCTAGGTTGAAGCGGCGCACACCTGCGCCAGCCTTAGCAACATAAATTGCTAAGTATGCGTACATGTTGATCTCAACTTCACCAGAAGTCAAAACATTAACTCGCAGATTTGTAGTTGGACTCTCCCACACATACACGGATTCTGGAGCAACCAAGAACGCTGACTCATCAATGATGCCAGCGGTTGCAATGTTGTGATCAACAATAAGATCTGTACCAAGTACGCGTCCTACTGTAGAGCGGTTAGATACTGCGCCAGATGCGTTCATTGGTGATTCAGCGTTATAGAGTGCGCGACCTGTTGAGTCAGCGTATCCCATAATAGAAGCCCATTGATCGGTTGAGGCTACTAGCTTGTTAGCGTAGTCTCCACCTGTACCCTTGTAGGCTGCTGCTGACTGAGTTGCAATGAATGACTGCAATCCAGCTGCTGTTGCTGCCACGCCAGTTGCCTGTGTACCCGATGCTGTAAATGCTGCGATGAGTGCCTCATCTGTAGCCTTCTCGTAACCCTTACGCATTTCATTGAGAAGCAATGTCTCAAATGCTGGGTTAGAGAAATCAAGCAACTCGAAAGATACGCGGTTGATTGATGAGTACTTAGATGCTGTAACAGTATCGTAGGTAGAAGTCATACCAGTCTCTGATGGTGCGCCACCTTCAGCTGTTACAGCTGAAGTTGGTGCTGTACCCATCTTAGGTACTGTGAATGAAAGCTGTGGAACAGTTCCAGCGCGTGTTACAGCATCAAATGCTGGACGGCCTGAGAATGTTGTTGTGACAAAGTTTGTCAAGTGTGCAGGTAGTGTAAGACCTGTATTAGTTGCTGTTGAATCATCTGCTGCCTCAACGATACGGCGAGCATCTTGATCGCCAAGTGCTGCCTTGATTGATGCGCCTAGGTATTCTGCTGATGAAATTGGTGCAATGCGCTCACGCACATTAGTTACCGCCACAGTTGGGCGAGCAGCTTCTACAGCCGCTGCTTCTACTGGTGCTGCAACTGTCTCTGGAGTTTGCTCCACAGTTTGCTCGCTTTCTGTTGGTTGGATTTCTTCTACAGCTTCTGGAGTATCCTCAGCTGCTACATCGATAACCTGAGCAGATTTAAATGCTGGGTCGGTTACCAAACTTACTTCAAATAGGCGAGCAGCGGATACATGCATAACGCCCGCTTTGTTCTTCGCCTTAATTACTTCTACCCCTACAGATAATCCAGCCTGTAAGCCTTCTTCTGCAAGAATCAAAGCCTCTGTGCCACGATTAGATCGTGAAATCTTGAAAGATGCATAAATGCCTTCACCATCAACAACATTAAATGCAGTTGCTTTACCTAGTGGCATTTTATGATCGTGCTGATTAAGTAACTTAATTGTTTTAGGATCTTCTGGTAGTTGAATAGATCCAGACTCGAATACTACGCGCCCTGCGCTAGTAGATCCGACTTCGCCTGTACCTGTAGGTACGATCTTTCCAGAGATTGTTCTTTCCTCAACATTGGCTGTTAATTCAGCCGAGAAAGTAAGTATCTGATTTTCCATTACATACCATTGCTTCCGTTAGGTGTTATGTCTGTCATTTCCATCGCTTGCTCTACTGTAATAAGTCCTAGAGCTAACATCTTTTCAATTACTAATAACTCATCCATAGGATTAGCGCGTAGGAAAGATTTATCTAAATCAAAACGGACTTCATTACCCATCGCAGTTACATCATTCATCGATAAGCGATCTTCAATCGCTGAGATGAAAGGTTGCAAAGTGAGCGATACAAACTGCTTACGAGAATCAAGCAAGTTTGAATATGTCATTGAGTTATTTGCATCGGCTGAAAGATAGAAAGCATCAACATTACAAAGGCGGGCAATCTGTGTTGCATAATCTTGCTTAGCCTCGTTATACATCATGTCTTTTGGTGAGAATGAAGTAATGTTATATTCAAGAGTAGAAGTTAAATATGCTGTGCTGCGCTGTGCGCGAGCGATCTTCCAAGCGGCTAATAATCCGTCACGCTCTTTAGGATCAAGATCTGCGCCAGTATTTTTTAGATAACCTGTAGGCATTGGTGTAGCAGCTGCATTAGCGGCAGCAACTTCTAGATCAAGTGCTGCACGAAGTACGCGAGCACCGGTAGTAAGAATTCCATCATTGAGGGATTGGAAAGTTACAACATCGTCATTAGTGTAAAACTTCTGATCGATATAATAACCTTCAACTAAATATCCTTCAGAGTCTCCGTAGTATGGAGTAATTCTATGATTTGGAATCCACTCATAACGAGCAGGTCGTCCATCTTCTGCGTAACGCTCTTTAACTAACCATAATGCCCAGCCATAGAATAGAAGGCTATCAACTGTATAACTAATTGTAACTGCGCGAGGTTGGTTAATTGCTGGCTGATCTAACCAAACTGGCTTTCCAATTTCTTCACCTGTTGATTTGCGGTAAAGCTCTAAAGGCATTGATGCAATCGTGCCACAGATTAAATTACGAGCGCGTACAACTGAAGGAATCTCTAACGCTAATTCGCGGCTCATCTGCTGAGCTGGAATGATGGAAGTTAGAACAGGAGTCGAAATAACTTGAGGGGCATATTGCGCGACGATAGCAGGCTTCTCAGTTGTAGTGGTTGCTTCTGTCTTGCGAAATATACCCATAGACATATACTATACCATTTGTCAAGATAATAGACAATATGATATGGGTGTGTCTAAAACACAATCTCGGGTTTAGGTGCTGGGATCATCAACTTTGAAACAACCATCGCTAGCCCAATCGGCGCGCTAATATCGCCGCTGCTGCGCCTTTTTATGATACGCCAAGCACTATCGTTGGTTTTGGCTGCAGTATTCTGAAATTGCTCTATAAGCTCTTTTTGCCCATTGTGGACTACTCGCAGGTTAGTTAAGCCTTCCAGAAGGTCACCACACGCCTTATAGAATTGCTGCCCTGAAACATCCTCGACTACAACGCCAGAATTAGCCAAGCGATCGGCAATAGTCTGGGTAGCGTATTTGTCGAAGCACACTAAGCGAGGTTTGTAAATATCGACCCACGATTTGATACTTGCAGCCATCTTTAACTCATCAATAGCAACCTGAGAGCTGTAAGTCTCCAGTATGCCGATGCCAATCCGCCCATCTGGAAGCAACTGCCCCGCAACAAGGCTTCCATTTCTTCTGGACGGACTGACATCGAAACCAAAGACAGTATATGCCCCCACCGTCATAGTTAATTCACTATCGCTGCTATTTTCAAGCACCTCTGTGCTGAATGGACAATTAAGAGCGGAAATCCATTGACAAAGGGTCTCGGTGCGTGCTGCATCTGGAGTAGATGATGCGATCGTCTCCTCAATAGCCGCCTCAGTAATTAAATATCCAAGGGAAGGATTTGCCATCGCCCATGCTTTACGATCCCAAATATCGCAGAAATCAGGTGCGCTGTACTCATAATACCCAAGGCTCTTAGGTGGGTAATTCTTACATGACTCGTGGAGTGAGTTGAGGACTGTCGAGTAGGCATCTCCCGCGTTACTAGTAAATAATCGCTGGCTATTCAACCTAGCCAAGGTTACAGACTTTGCAGCATCCATAGCAGCCTCTGAGACCTCGCGTAACTCATCTATCCATAAGAAATCTGCTGTGCGCCCACGAGCACCGTCTGAGGTAGCTGCTGCCACTTCTAGTTGTGCTCCATTAGCCAAGATAATGCGCTCATCGCCGTTGGTGCGGCGTATGCCCTTTTTAGGATCTCCATCCTTCAGCTGAACGCGCAGAAAGTCATTACGCTCGATAATGTCTGCCATGATATTAAAGGACTTCATCGCCATCGCTCGGTTAGAGGACATAATGAGGATATCTTTTTCACCAAAGACAAATAGCCCCGCTAAACATCGCATGCGGGCTAAGTGAGACTTTCCAGATTGCCTAGCGATTAAAAGTAGGTTGGTCTTGCGGATGAATAGATCATCCTTATCCACCTTGCACATATCATCAAGGATTAACTTCTGCCATGGTAATAATGGCTGCCCGATTTGCTCAGCTAATTGTGCGATCGCTTCGCCCTTGG